GCTGGCGCTGGGTTCCCGCAGGAAGCGGCCAAATACGTCGCCGCATTTCGGGCAACGCAGGCGCAGGACACCGTAGGCCGTGCCCTTGTGGATTTCTTTCCGCTGGACACGCTTAGGCTCTGCCCCCGCAGGGGGGCTTGCCTTTGCCTTTTCCGGGATGCCGCCGCTCAGCGCGCAGGCGGTAGCATTGGCGCTGACTTCCTGCAATGCCCGGCTCAGGTCAGACTTGATGCTGTGGATTTCTGCCGCATCCGGGGCGGCCTTGAGTTCTTCATGGCGCAGGCAAAAAGTAATCAGGCTCAGCTTCACTGCGCTCTGCTCCAAACGCTCCAGTGCAGAAACAGGGATAGCACCCATAGTTTTCTCAGTCATTATTTTCCGTCCTTTCTTCGTCTTTCTTGCAAGCCTGAGCGGCATTGCAAGGTTCATCACAGGCTTTGCAGCACTTATCGCAGTTCGGATGTGCCGCTTTGCAACGGTCGCAGGGCGCATCTGCCTTTTTAGGGGCATTGGTGGAAAAGATGGCATGGGTTCCGTTCTGCAACGCCTTTTCTTCGTCAGACATTTCATAGCCCAAGGCTACCAGCAGAGTGTAAATAGCGTCGAGACTGCCGTTTTCCTCCCAGCCGTACCCGCCACTCTGGTAGTCGGGTTTCCAGACCCAGCCCCAGTATCCGTTGCTGCCATCGTCAGCAGCCGAATAGGCCAAGGAGAGCAGTGCCTTTTCCGGCTGGTCGCTGAACACCGAAGTGCTTTCCAGATAATCAAGCAGGTCAACGCCGTCCGTTTCCGGGGGAGCAACGCCCAGCAGCTTGATTGTCAACTCGCCATCGTAATTTGAATCGAACGCATCCACAGCAAAGCGGACGATTTCGCCCAGATGTTTTTTGCACTCTGCCGTGGAAAGCTGCGTCACAAAGTTCCGGCGCAGTTCGAACATATAGTTCGTGAGAGCTGCAAGCTGATCCTTGTAGAACTGTTCCTGCTGCCGCTTTTCCTCTCGCTTTGCCGTTTCCGCATTCTCCTTTTCTAAATCACGCTCTTTGTAGAGGTCAATCTGATTTTGGCTGACCTTGTAGCAGTACGCTACGCTGTCGGCATCGTCCGGCGCTTCAACGTCCTTGCTGGTGTTCCAATATCCGTATCCGGCAACGTGCGTGTGAGTGCTGTAATTGGCATCAGGATTTTCCACGGCAAATTGGCGAAGCTGCTCGATCCATTCAGCTTTTCTGTGCTGGTATTTCTGGTCGGACAAGGCGTTCTGCATCTCACGGTTAAAATTAGCCGTGCCGAGGGTTTCAAGCACCCGGTTCCGGGCATCCAAATCCTCGATTTTGTTAAGTTCAACAAAATCGGAAAGGGTTGCGCCGCGCTGCTCTGCCTTTTTGAAGTTGTCGTGGTTCAGTTCCAGCAACTTGATGCGCCGTCGGATGGTGGACTGAGAGAAGCCGGAGCGGTCTGCGACGCACTCCACAGTATCGCCCATGTCCAGCATCATCTGGAAGCCCTGCGCCTGCTCGTAGACGGTGAGATCAGACCGCTGCATATTCTCCACCATCATGGTTTGCAGCTGCTCTTTCTCGGTCATATCGACCACAGAGCAGGGCAATTCAAACTTGCCAGCCTGCTGCGCTGCCGCCGCTCGGCGGTGTCCGATGATGATGGTGTAGTCCTCGCTGGACCACACGGCCTTGGGTGTCCATGCCGCCTCTGCTGCCGAAACATCGCCGCCATCGGCAATGCACCGGGCAATGTACTCCTGCTTGCCGAGGTAGTGTCCCGGAATGACGGTCAGGTTCTGGTACACGCCGTTTTCCTTGATGCTGGCTGCAAGCTCGGACAAATCACCCAGCTCTTTGCGCGGGTTATCCGGGTGCGGATGCAGCTGCCGGATGGGGATGTAAGCAATGTCTGCCATGGTGTTTACTCCTTTCTGAATTCGGGTCAGAAAAACGTGAGCTGCCCGGTGCGGGTTTCGTTAAGAGCCGCTTTTTCGGGTGCTTTAGGCTCATTTTTGATAGATTTTTGCAAATTTTCGGGCTTAGTTTCCGGCTTTTCGATTTTAGGAAGCTGCTCTTTCGGCTTTATCAACAGATTCATCTTGGCTATCTGCCGCCGCATATACCACATATCCGTGGAGAAGAACGGCATATACCAGATGCGATTCTGTGGTCCGGCCGGGAGAAGCCCTCGGTCATCGTAAGCAGTTGCCGGGTCTGTGATGGTGTCACCGATGACTACATATCCAGCGCAGCCCATGAAGCTGCACTGGATGTAGCACATCAGCCCAACGATAAAGTCAATGTCTTGGGCTATGACAAGGACTTTGTTGTGGTAGCAGATATTCCGTCTTTTGCAGACGTTCAAAAAGGCAAGCAGCGTGGCGCCAGCTCCACAGGCCGGGTCAGATACCGAGATAAAGCCCTCCATGTCCGGGTGCAGCTTCGGGTCAAACGTGATCTCGGCCATGCAGCGGCACACATCGTAGGGGGTGAAGAACTGCCCGGCGTGGTCATTGCCCAGCTCACACATCATGTACAAGGAGCCGAGGAAATCTTGGTCGGGGTTCTGTTCCATGCCCATGACCACCTCGGCCAGCATTTCGGCCATGCCGTCCCGCTCTTTGGCGGAGTATTTGGAAATGATGGTCTGATACATCTTGGTGCGCTCCGTGGCGTTTACCTTGTCCGTGCTGTTTGAGATCTCAATAGCGGTCAGGGTGACGAAATCCTCCCAAATCTCCCAGCGGCTATGTTTTCCGGTCAGGCCATTGAAGATTTTGAGGAAATTCTTCTGGTGGTCGTCCCGGATGCTGCGCGTTACTGCTGCCTTTGCCATGGATTATTCCTCCGTGTCGTCCTCAGCGGAGTCCTCGGACGGTTCATCGTCGGGGTCGTCCTGCGGGGCATCCTGCTTGGTATCCTGCTGAGAGTCCCGCTGAGAATTGGAATCCGGCACATCAGGCACCGGCACGCCGAAGTTGCGGAGTTTGCCGTTCTCCATCAGGTCACGGAAGAAGAACTGCTGCCAGAAAGAGATCATCTTCAGCAGGATGTTTTCAATCTTGGTGCGGAGAACCTTGTCGATGCTGAACGTACCCTTGACCTTGGTCTTCAGCTCGCTGTTCTCAAAGTACCAGCACATAGAAGAATCCTGACTGCAATAGCCGGTTTCTTCCACATTGCCCAGCATATCCATCTGGGTGGCAACGTCGTTGATGGGGGTGATCACCAGCGTGATGGGATAGCGATCCTTGAAGAAGCGGAACGTGAAGTTGTGCTCATCGCACAGGCCCTGCAGCTTTTTCTTCTGGGCCTCGTAGTTGGAAATTTCACTCATGGTATGTACTCCTTTCAGCAATCAGATGAAATTTTGTAATCGTTATTGTGATTTTCAATGGCAGTCAGCCCGACGGCGTATGCCGCCCAGATGTCCGCTTTGAAACCGTAGAAAAAATCCGGGTTCTTGCTGGTGCCTTTTCCGTTTTTCAAATCGTGGGTTGCGAAACGGTCAATCAGCGCCCGCCGGATGGCCGGGTCATTTGCCCGGCTGTCATGGCAGATGTGCCGCTTTTCTTCGATGCGGCAGAGAAGCCGCGGCTTCTGCGCCATCTGGATGGACAGTGCTTCATAGAAACGCCCAATCCAGAGGACGGTATCAAACACTTCCCTGCCTACGGCCATGCCGTAAGAAGCCACCATTTCAATGGCCGCCCACTGCCAGCCCTGTTCATTGGCGAAAACCAGCTTGTTGCGCAATTCTTCGTTATCGACCTTACCGAACTCCAGCGGCCTCAATGTGTTGCAGTCGATAACGCAGTAGGCGCTCTGCCTGTTGCCCGGATCAATGGCAATAATCGGGCATTTTTCACTCATAAATACGACCTCCCAAATTCCTGAATAAACCGGGCTTCCGGCCAGCCGTAGTGTTCCATAGCCTTTTTCTGCGCCCAGCGCTTCAGCCGGAGATCAGCATCACGGTTGTTGTGGATGGGGGAGCCGTTCTGATGGCACCACGGGCAAAGCGTCACCCACAGGCCCAGACGCTTGCTCTTTGCCCGGTAGGCACTCCCGAAGTACACCTCATGCCGTGCTGTACCATACCGCCCGCAGATCAGGCAGACAGGCTTATCATGCAGGATGCTGGGCGCATAACCGTTGGAATCCAGCTTTTCGCCGTACTCATTCAGCGGCATCCGTCTCACCTCCCGTCACAATCCAGACCTTGTGAGAACCCCAGCCAGACCACGAAATCGCTTCCGCATGGGTGCCAACGGCCACATCTAAGGTATTTTCCTTGATAAGCGAGCCGGTATCCTGAACCACCCTCATCCCTACGCCCTCAATCAGAATGACCGTGCCATAGGGAAAGATGCTGGTGTCTGCGGCCACCGTCACGCCCGGCTGAACCTTGGCACCGCTGGATGTGATGCCCTGCCCCTCCCCGCAGATATGCGGGTATTCCTCGGAGCAGTAGGCCGTGCAATGAAACTCTCCTGCGTATGTAAGGGCAATGCTCTGATCTGCGGCAAGCGTGTCCGTGAGCTGCTCAACCTCGGTCTGCATCTGCTCAATGGTTTCCTTGCGCTCCACGGCCTTGTTCATCCAGTTTTCTTTCTGGCTGGCGTAAATGTCCCGCTCCATGGTGAGTTCGTCTACCCGGCGGGTATAGACCGCGCTGGCAAGGGCGCTGCCGGTAAAAAGGCTGACTGCACAGGCCAGCGACACGATAGAACGAAGCTGCATTTCAACCTCCAATCTGAGCTTTTGCCCCGCTGGGCAGTGCCGGGGGCATCCGATCCGCATCCTTGGCAGCATCCACTGCCTTGACAAAACCGGGCTTGACGTACTGCTGGGTATCCGTAAAACAGTTTTCGAAAAATGACACGGCAACTGCCTGTCAGGATTGGTTACGGAGTACCCGG